TTATGAAGAAGCAAAACGTAAATCGTTTCATTATCTTTATGGTGGAATTCCTATCGATGTAGTACAATTAAATCCGTTTTTTAGTAAAGTATATGATTTTGTAAACGAACTATGGAAAGTATATAATTCAAAAGAATTTATCGTTTCAGATATTTATAATAGAAGAATATATAAGAAGAATTTAAGTGATATGAATGCCAATAAGTTGTTCAATTACACAATTCAACTTATGGAAACTGAAAATAATATGAAGGTGTTAACAAAATTAATACCTGAAATAAAAGATGATAGGAGTACATTAGTGTTATATAGTTACGATTCATTTTTATTTGATTTTAATATGGAAGATGGATTAGAGTATTTGGAGAAAGTAAAGAACCTATTAGAACAGAACGGTAAGTTTCCAGTTAAAGTAAGTTGGGGGTTGAATTATCACGAGATGACAGATATTACGGAGAAGTTTGTATGATTACAAATTTGAATGTTATAGTAAAAGAATGGGCGTATCGTGTTCACGATGGTAAACCGAACCCAAATAATCATGCACATTTGTATCAATTATCTGAAATACTAATTGAAAATAAATGGTCATTAAGTGTTATAGATGAACTTCTACAGAATTTAAGTGAAGGTGATGAATGGTGGACAAAGTTATCTCCAGCCCAACAGGCACAATATATTAAGGACCATCCTAAATCTCAAAAAGCTCAAGACGCAAAAGAAAAAGGTGAAGATGAGAAAGAAGTAGAAATAAAAGTAGGTGAACCAAATCAAAAAGATAAATCACTTGATCCAAATGTAGATACTTCTCAATCTGAAATTTATAGTAATTCAGCAACTGGTATTAAAGATGAAGATTTTAAAAATCAAGAGGAGATAACGTCAAATTATGATAATGAAGATGATGAATTAAAAGTTGAACAAATTCAAAAAGTTTTCGAATCAGGGAGAATACCTAAAAAATACGCTAAAGTTATTACTCGTTTAATGAATAGTGATAAAGGTGCTAAAACAAGTATAACTAATTTTTTAAAAGGTGTAGGAGCTGGTGAAATACAAGCACAAGCAGGTGAGGTGATAACTATGGCTAGTGTAGGTATGAATGATGAAGAGTTTGAAGAATTTATTGGTATTTTAGAATCTCAAGTAGACAAATATCCAAAAGGTTCAAAACCAATTGTTACAAGTGAATGGTTAGAATCTGTTAGAGCAGTAAGAACTGTAACTAAAAAAAGATATGATAAAGAGTTTGGAAAAGGTAACTGGAGTATATCTAACACTGCGTGGGATACAAAAGAAGAATTTGAAGCATTAGGTAATTCTGATTATGAAAAGAATAAAGGTTATTCGAGTGATATGTATGTTAAGTTGGAAGTAAACGGTAAACTAGTATTAGATGAAATTTCACTAAAAAAAGATTCAGTATCTAAAATATTTAATGGTGCTGTTACAGAAATAAAAAAATGGTCATCAAACGTTACACCTGAAGTTGATGTAAAAAATTATAAAAAAGGTGAAATAGAAAGACCTAAAGAATACGCCAGTAAAGCAAAAACACTTCAAACTGATACATCTAAATTAACATCAGGTGATATTCTTAAAAAAGAAAATAAAGTTCTTAGAAGTACTCTGGTCGCAACAAGTGTTATTAGAAAAAATAAAGATGGTAGTTGGGAAATGAATCCATCGAGTAGAAAAATAATAGAAGCACTAGAAAAATTAGAAGTACCTCCACCGATTGATATGGTTAGATTTAAAGAAACATTTGGTAGTGGAGCAGCAGATAGATTTAAAAAGGGTATGATAATTCATGCAGCAATAAGTGCAGTAAATGGAGGTAAAGAATCATTAGATTTTTTAAACAAACAGATAGGTTATGAGAAAGATGAAGATGGTAAATATCCTGAAGGTTCTATAAAAAGGTATCAAAACGATACAGTTCAATTTTTAGTAGAAGATGATGAAGCAAAAGAAGGTTGTTTGAATGCCTTAGCAGAAAAACTACCACTTAAAGCTATGATTGAAGGTGAAGAAAAAATGGCAATTGGTGGTTTATCCGCAGATCCAAAAACATTACAACGAGTTTTCGGTATTGATAACTATGAAGATTTCAAAGCAGGTTTAACAATGAAAGAAGATGAAGATGGTAATAATTATTTAGTATATGAGAGTAAATCACCAGTCAAAGTTGTAAAAATAGCTGAGGTAAGAGTTAGACAAAAGGGATTAGGATATGCATCGAGTGTTGGGTTAGAATTTGATATAGCGAGAGATTTTGGAAGAGAATTATATGATGCTAATAAAGAAGAATATCCACCTGAACCAGAAGTTAGTGATAAAGAAAAACGTAGATTCGGTGTAAGCTAATGAAAACTCAACTACTCTGTACATTCACTAAAAGAAATAAATTTTACGAAACAGTAGATATTATTATAGCATGCAATGAAATTGTGTTTGATAAGATTTATGTATTTCAGAATGAGAAAGATCACCATCAATTAATATGTACGTATAATGTAGAGTACGATGAAGATTTTATTGAAGGTGTACCAGATACTATTTCGCTTCATAGAAAAAAGAATACAAATACACTTTATACAATTAATGCACTTAATGACTTGATTCGTGAACTAAATAATGGTAAATTAGATAAGACATTTCCTATAGAATGGGAAAATTATAAGAATTGTTTACTACTTACAAATGAGGAAGGTCTCAATAAAATACCAACAAGAATTTATACTATCGTAAACGTAGAAACGTGGGATAAAGATAAAAAATAAATTGTATTTTCGGAATTTCGATTATACTTATTTATGTATCAAGGTTACACTTGATTAAAAAATACTAATTAACTAATTAAAAAATAGGAGATAAAAAATGGATTTAAATGCAATCAAAAAACGTCTTAATCAACTTCAAACATCAAACACAAGAACTTCTAATCTTTGGAAACCTCAACCAGGTTCACAAGTAGTTAGAATTGTTCCTTATAAGTTCAATAGAGATAATCCTTTTATTGAGTTATATTTTCATTATGATTTAGGTGGTAAGAACTATCTTTCACCCATTTCATTTGGCCGTCCAGATCCAATTGAAGAGTTTGCACAAAAACTTAAATCAGCTGGTTCAAAAGACGATTATCGTCTAGGCAGAAAAATTGAAGCAAAAATGAGAACTTTTGCTCCAGTTGTAGTTCGTAACGAAGAAAAAGAAGGTGTTCGTTTTTGGGGTTTTGGAAAAACAGTTTATCAAGAACTGTTATCAATAATTGCAGATCCAGACTATGGTGATATCACAGACGCAGTAAGTGGTCGTGATGTAGCTATAGAGTTTAAAACTGCTGAGGAAACAGGTAAATCGTTTCCCTCAACTTCAATCAGAGTAAAGCCAAATCAAACTCCAATTACAGAAGATGCATCTGTACTTGAGGCAATCAAAGAAACACAAAAGAATATTACTGAAATATATCAGGAACGTTCTTATGATGAATTAACTCAAGCTCTTAATGATTACCTTAATGGTGGTACAGAAGAAAATAAAAGTGAGACTAAAAGTGAAGATACAACAAAAAAAGTAACAGTTGACCCTTCTACTTATGATTCTCAAAAAACATCAGAAGCATTTGATGATTTATTTAATAACTAAATAAAATAATATTGGGTGACTAGGGTTAAGAGTCACTGATAGTCGATAAGGTCGCTATAGGCACCCGACTTCTGGAGTCGCCCATATTTATAGGAGATTTTATGTCAACGCGAGATGAATTGGCTGGTGTTTTAGCAGACACCTTAAATAAACAATTCAAGGATATGAAAGTCGCATATTTCTTGGATGGTACAGATACAACACCTACTGATATAAAAGATTTTGTATCTACAGGTTCTACTATGTTAGATTTAGCAATATCAAATAAACCTAACGGAGGTATTGCAGTTGGTCGTATTACTGAAATCAATGGATTAGAATCAAGTGGTAAATCTCTACTTGGTGCTCATATACTTGCTGAAACTCAACGAAAAGGAGGAGTGGCTGTTTACATAGATACAGAAACTTCTGTTAGTACTGAGTTTCTTGGTGCAATTGGTGTAGATGTAGAAAGTATGTTGTATTTACATTTAGAAACAGTTGAAGATATATTTGAAGCTGTAGAAGAGATAGTTGCTAAAGTTCGTGAATCAGATAAAGATAGATTAGTAACTATTCTCGTTGATTCACTTGCGGCCGCAACAACTAAAGTAGAGTTAGAAGCTGACTTTGAGAAAGATGGTTGGGCTACAAGTAAAGCTATTATTATATCAAAGGCTATGAGGAAAATTACTCAAATGGTTGGTAGACAAAAGATAGCTTTAGTTTTTACTAATCAATTACGTCAAAAATTAGGTGTAATGTTCGGAGACCCTTGGACTACAAGTGGTGGTAAAGCATTACCGTTTCACGCATCAACTCGTATTCGTTTAAAGAATATTGGTCAAATCAAAGATAAAAAGAATAATAATATTGGTATGAAAATGAGAGCTCAAGTAATTAAAAATAGACTTGGACCTCCAATGAGACATGCGGATTTTGAATTATATTTTGAAACTGGTATTGATGATGATGGTAGTTGGTTGAAAGTTATGAAAGAACATAAACTTGTGAAACAAGGTGGTGCGTGGTATACAATGTTGAATCACGAAGGTAAAGAACTTAAATTTCAGTCTAAAGATTGGAGTGAACAACTTAAAGATAAAGATTTTAGAGAACATTGTTACAACTTAATTTGTGATAAAGTTATTTTGAAATATGAAAAAAACTTTGGTATAGATGATGTAGTAGTGGAAGAAGAAGTAAGTGAGTAATGGTAAATACCTTTCTATATTTGAAGAGATAAAGAAAAAAGGTGGCTCTTTAAACGGCGGCGAACCAAATGATAAAGTACTTGTAATAGATGGCTTAAATACTTTTATTAGAGTATTTAGTGTTATACCAACTACTAACGATGATGGTATTCACGTTGGTGGAATAGTTGGTTTTTTACGAAGTATTGGTTACACTATAAATATGTTTAGACCTACTCGTGTCATCATAGTATTTGATGGTAAGGGTGGGTCTACTCGTCGCCGTAAATTATTTCCTGAATATAAGAAGAAAAGAAAAACAAAATATAGAGTAAATCGAGCATATGATTTCGCATCTCAAGAAGATGAGAAACAAAATATGATAATGCAGTTACAGAGAGTGGTTGAATATTTAGAAGCACTTCCTGTAACTGTTTTATCTTATGATAACATTGAAGCAGATGATACGATTGGTTATTTATGTAGACAAGTACTTACTGATTCTGAAATTACTATTATGTCTACTGATAAAGATTTTCTTCAGTTGGCAAATAGTAGAATAAAAGTATGGAGTCCAACTAAAAAGAAAATGTATGATGAGAAAGCTGTGTTAGATGAGTATGGTATATCATCACATAATCTTATTTGGTATAGGGTATTAGATGGTGATAAATCAGATAACATACCTGGTGTAAGAGGTTTAGGATTGAAAACTATTCAAAAAAAATTACCGTTTTTGAGTGAAAATCGTATAGTTAATATAGACGAGGTTATTACGGAATTACCAGATTCAGAGGATGTTATAGAATTGAATTACAAGTTAATGCAGTTATCAGATGTAGATATTTCTGGTTCTACAAAGACAAAGATAATATCAAAAGTGAATGAACCTATTAATAGATTAATAAAATATAAATTTCAAACAATGTTTTTAGAAGATAAGTTATATACAGCATTACCAAATCTTAATAGTTGGTTACTTACTAATTTTAATCAGTTAAATCATTACGCTGAGAAAACTCATGAGTGAAACATTAACACAATTTGGAACCTCATTTCAATCAAAAATTATTGCAGCATTATTACGTGATATAAAATTTATTCAGACTATTAGTGATATTTTAGAACCAACGATGTTTGATTCAGACTCTAATAAATGGTTAGTAAAGGTAATACGTGATTATTATTATGAGTATAAAAAACAACCTACATTAGAAGTTTTGAAGTATAAGATAGATGAAATAGAGAATGATATTTTAAAAGTTGGTGTTGTAGATAAATTACGAGATGTATGGAAAAATATTGAGGCAACTGATTTAGAATTTGTTGAAGAGCAAACATTAGATTTTTGTAAGAATCAAACGTTAAAAAATGCTATATTAAATTCAGTTGAATTGTTAGAAAATAAAGATTACGAAGGTATAAAGTCTAT